ACGGAACAATTACGGACTTTGAAGCACAGGCGCTTGTTTATGATGCGAAGAAGAATGTGGCGATGTTTGACGCGCAGTATAATCCTGATAGGTTTCTATCTAATGTTGATTCATACGACTTGGACCAAGTAAATAGAACAAAATTAACTGCTATAGCAAAAAGTGTTAAAGATAAAATAACCGCTGAAGAAATTAAAATAAAGAAAGATACTCAGATAGCTAATTCTATTGAATATACAAAGAGTTTAATTCTTCCTGGATCAAGAGCTTTATCTGCGGCAGAAATATTTAAAGGAATGGCGGATGAGACTATCCCAGCAAATTTTGGTCAGGCATATATAAGAGCATTAACGACTAAAATAACAAGTGATGATGTTGCTCAAGACAAAACAGGATTTACGGAATATATTCAAGAAGTGTTTGATTCTAAAAATCCAGAAGCAATTATATCAGCAATAACAAACACTTTAAATGGCGGTGCCGACGGAAGAATTAATCAGAAAGAGCTGAATGTTTTATTACAAGCAGCTGTTTCAGCAAATGAAGAAATGAATAAAGGCGAATCTGGATTTGTTAAATTTGGAAAATCTATTTTAGGAATATTTGGATTTGGTAAAGAAAAAGCGGAAGTCATAAAAGATTATGTTGAAGAGATTAATAATGGGAAAAAACCAGAAGAAGCTAAAAAGGCAGCTGTAGAAAAAGGCAATATTAGAACTAATCCGAACAGGTCTAAATTTGAAATTGGACAAATACTAAATCACAATGGAATGTCATTTGAAGTTTTACGCTTTGATGATAACGGCAACCCGGTATTTAAAAAACTATGACGAAACTACTTGATTTACTAACTGATGATGCTATTGGAACAGAAGGTCTTTTGCCTGGACAAACACCTATTAGAGATACTTCTCTTTCTAAGGGTGGGCGCGCTACATCTAGATTTAAAGATACTGTACAAGGATTTAATATTGACTGGGACGCATGGGAGAAAGCACCAGCTAATAGGAAGAACTTCTATTATGTTAATCCAAAAGATGTTTATGGTGTAATAAGAAAACAATTTAAAAATTATGTTACTAAACCTGAAAAGTATGGGTTAACACAAGAGTCAACTCTTGAGGATGTCATTAAGTTATTTGATCAAGAAAGACCTCAGAATAAAATAAAAAAGATGATTGATAGAGGCATAGACGTTGGAATAAAGATTAAGAATTTAGGAGAAAAATTTGATTTAAGCTGGCTTAATATTTTTGGGTCTACTGCATATGCAGCAGAAGTTTCTCCGGATCAGACTGAGTTTACTCTTAATGAAGTTCTTAACAGTCAGCCTCAGGAGGAGGAAGGAGAAAAGAATATATTTACTCTTGATGAAATAGTTAATCTTCCTCCTAAGGATATGGAAATTCCTCAGTTAAAAGAGAAACGTGGCGAGATGCGCAAGGCAACACCGGAAGAAGATGTTCAAGATTTTGATTTTGCTGTTAATCGTATGGCTGAACAGATATTTACTGCAACAACAGGAATAACGCCTAAAGAAGGAGAATTAGGAAAAAAGAAATTTGAGAAAACCATTGGTCTTGCTACAAGTGCTGTTCTTATGGGGCCAATTTATGCAATGGCTTTTGAACTATATGGACAGGCTAAGAGTGCTGTTGTTTCTGCTTTAAAAGAAGAAGACTATTCACCTCTGGAAAGAAGGGCTTTAACTGAATTATTGCCAAAAGATCTTCCTACTTGGATAAAAGGGGCTACTTATGGAACAGAGGTTATTAGTGATATTGCTATCATGTCAGGACTTTCTACTATTGCTAAAGAGCAAACGCTTAAAGATGTTGTTAAAACCATTGGACAGAAGTTACAGAAAGCCGGATATGGCGAAGGACAAGTGAGAGTTACAAAAGAGGCTATTAAAGAAGCTGCTAAAGGAACATCATTAGACAAATCTATGAGAGCATGGATACAGTCTAAGCTGTGGAAACCGGTACAGAAAGCTCCTGAGGTTTCGAAGATCGGAGCGCCTGCGCCGGTTGCGCCGGTTGTTCCACAGGTTGGCGTTCCGTCTGCGCCTCCAGCAGCGAAGGTTCCTCCACAAACCGCCGCCGAAGCCGTCAAGCAGGGGATGAGTGCGGAGGAACCAATAAGCTATGAACAATCCGTTGTCCAAAAAATCACAGAAGCATTAAAACAGGCTAAGCCAATTAGAGGACAGCAAGAAACGCTTTACACAAAAGAACGTGGTCAAAGAATGGCTAAAGCTATGTCTGTAGGAAAACAAACATCAGGTGAAAAAGGGTTTTTCTCTGAATTGGGACAGTTGAAGGGCGAGCTTCCAAAGGCGGAGTTTGAGGCGATTAGAGACAAGTTAAATCAGCAAGAAATAGACGTTGTTTTTAATATGGTTAAAGATAATAAACTTCTTGGTTTCTGGGAAAAGATTACAGCAAGAACAGGACTCTCAAAACTGTTTGGTCAATACGGTGGAACGGTACCTACAAAAGGTGAGCTTACTTTATTAAATAAAGTTTTTGGTAACGAATTTGTTGAAACGCTATTGGAAAAACGACCAGTGTTTGAACAGTTTAAAGACGCATTAAATCAAGTTATAAATATTCCTCGTTCTGTTATGGCATCATTCGACTTATCCGCTCCTATGCGTCAAGGTGTTTTCTTTGTCGGAAGAAAAGAGTTTTATAAAGCATTCCCTGAAATGTTTAAATATTTTGGTAGTGAAACAGCGTTTAAAGCAATAAATGAAGAAATAGCGACGAGACCTTCTTTTGATTTAATGAAAGATTCTAAACTGGCATTGACTGAAATGGATGCGTTACTAGAAGATAGAGAAGAAGCGTATATGTCAAACTGGGCTGAGAAGATACCATTAGTAGGAGGAGCGATAAGAGCATCAGGTCGTGCTTATGTAGGCTTTCTTAATAAATTAAGAGCAGATGTATTTGATGATATGATTAATAAGGCTCAAGGAATTGGATTAAGTCCATATGAGAATAGAGACCTTGCAAAAGAAATGGCGACTTTCGTTAACGCCGCAACCGGGCGCGGGGCACTGGGTTCACTCGAACGCGCTGGCGTAAATTTGAATTCTGTTTTCTTTTCTCCTCGATTGATTGCATCAAGACTTACGCTTTTAAATCCTGTTTATTATGCGAAACTATCTCCATTTGTTAGGAAGGAAGCGCTGAAATCTTTGTTATCATTTGCTGGTTTCGCTGCCACAGCATTAGGTTTATTAGCATTAGGAGGAGCAGAAGTTGGAACTGATCCTAGAAGCTCAGACTTTTTAAAAGCTAAAATCAGAAATACTCGTATAGATTTTCTTGGAGGTTTTCAGCAGTACATGAGAATGATGGGACAGTTAATCAGCGGTAAATATGTTAGTCCCACGACGGGAAGAATTATAACTTTAGGAGAAGGATATAAACCTATAACACGACTACAGATTATTGAAAGACAGATTAAAGGAAAATTGTCTCCGGCTGCGTCTTTTATTGTTACCTTGCTTGAAGGACAGGACTGGGCTGGTAAGAAAATAAAAGTAACAGATGAAATAAAAAATAGAATGACTCCAATGGTTTTACAAGATTTAAATGATTTACTTCAAGAAGACCCAGATTTATTGCCTATCGGAGCATTAGGCATTTTTGGTGTTGGAGTGCAGACTTATGGAAGTCCTAAGAAAAGGAAGAAAAAGGATTAGTAATCCATATATAAAGGTTCTGCAACTTGAGGAGTATGGTAAAAAACCATTCGGAATAAAGAAAATATAATTAATACAAGTAAAAAATATTTTAATGTTTTAGGCATTTTCATAATTCAATTATGCCACAAAATCTAACAGGAGTCAACAATGACCGTAGAGACAACATCACGTAAACAAAACTTCGACGGAGGACAGGCTGAACTGGAATTTACGTTCCGCGCGTTACCGGAAGCGCCGGAGGATATTAAGTGTATCGCCACAAGCGACGCCGGCGTGATCACATACCTTGAGTATAACGTGGATTACACTGTAGCTGTTAACTCTGACGGTATTGGAGGAACAGTAACGCTTAACCCTACATTCGCCACTACGTACACGCATACGGTTTACAGGGAAACCACGATTAAACAAGAAAGCGACTACGACGATTACAACCCGTTCCCGGCCGACACGCTTGAAACGAATATTGACCGGCTGACGATGATCGCACAAGAAGAGCGGGAGTTAG